TTAAAGGTCAAAAGGTAATAGGCCGTAGCACCTTGTCACGGGCATCGCACTAATTTCAATCATTTAAGCACAAAGTGTCGTAATAACACCTACCTCTTCATATGATACTTACCATTCTGGTTCTTTAATGACACGAACTCGCCTTAATGACCTTTAATATTGCATACTCATATTATAACGTCAGCAGAGAAGGTCAAGAGGGCGAACTGCTTTACTGTTCCCTGTTCGCATAGATAAGCAATATACTTGTATCTACCCATTATTTAATCTCTCCCATTTTTAAGTACTCTTTACGCTCTTTGGCTTCTTCTCTGGATTCAAAGGTGAATTTAACTGTTCTGTACTTACCAACAATTACATCCATAAATCCCCAATCTCCACATTTGATATTATTCGCATCCAAAAAAGTTTCTGGTAATTGAATCCTACCATTATCATCTATTTTTAGTCTACAGATTCTCACTTAGACCTCCTTCGGTTATTATTCTTATTTGATTATTTCTATCGCTCTTTCAAGAGTCTTTATCATTAATTCTTTAGCTTCGACATCACCTCTTATATCTTCTGGTAATTTATTTATGATAGGTATCATTTTTTTAAGATTATGTATTACTTCTTCATCATAAATAACCTCAGAACCTAAACCGCAGTCAATACAAACACATCCATACTCTGGATGATCGTGAGCGTGATTTATTACAAGGTCTCCGCAAGAACAATTATGTGGATGTATATTAATTAGAATAACCTCCCAATATATTTTGCTCCCAAAGAACCTTTGGTCTCATCCCATTTGTCTATACTTTGACTAATGCTATAAACAATATGGAGATTAGGTTTTATTAAGATAAACAATCTGAAATGTCTATTAAATAAGGACACAATAAAACGATGTCCTATTATTTCATCTAGTTCAGCGATGGTATGTTTGTAGTATTTGAACATTCTTTTTCCTTTCGTTTAAATGAGTACTGTGCAGAGATGATTAGTCTCTATGTTAATTGTGACATTAACACTGTTGAGTAATCTGCGAACAACACAGTAAAATTCTTAAGTGGTAGCTACTTCATCTCGTCCGAGTCCGCCCCGATCATTTTATTTCAGATGATTAAGCACTCTATGCCAACGATTAGAATATCTCAGCCCATCAGGGCTATCGCCACCACTTATAAAATGTTCCCGTCTTACACCTCACCATATGTATGATTTCAACGGCTATTGGATGCGGGTATAATCTTTATACTTGTTAATTATCGTATTCTTACAAAATTTTGCAAGACCAGTCTTGAGCGGGATTTGGAATACCCAACTGGAAGGCAATTAACCCTATCTTGCTTTAGGCGATGGTCTTAACAACACCCATCTCTTTATGCTCCCAAACTCAAACTAGAGGAATTTTACTGGGAGACTTTCATCGCTTCTCTATTCTTTCCTTAGCGTATTCATCAAGCAATTGGGTAAAGTTCTCATAGAAATAATTATTCATTTCTTGATACGTTGGATTTTTCTCTATATCCCAACCATTCTTTTGATAATGTTGCTTGGTGTAATGGAGAGTATCCTGTAACTCTTTGAAATTCATTTCTTGATACTTTTTATACTTCTTAGACATTGATGTTACTCCTTAGGAGATTAAGGCGTGTAATTGCCATAGGATGACAGTTACAGTTACCATTATTAATAGGTGAAGGATGTTATTGATTAGCTTATGATTGAAGATATTACTCCTTGTGGTGTTTAACCCTGTGTTTGTGCATTTAAACGTATACTTGCTCTTGCTATCATCTCTTTAGGGGATGCTATTCGTGTCTTGATAGCCTTTACTTCTCCGTTTACTAGTACATATGTGGTTTGCCGTGGCGTTTTGTATTCGATTACTTTGATGTGCTTCATTTTAATTCCCGTTTTTACTTATCGTTCAAAAAAAGGGGGAAGCGTTGTGTGCTTCCCCCGATGATGGTGCCAGATGACTAGCCGATTGGTTGCCCAGTTGATGGGTCAATGGTGATGGTCTCTGGAAAAGCATATTCTCCATCTGGATCAGTCAGTTCTTCACGAGTGAGATCGTTCAGTTCCTTAGGGCAGAGAAGAGCAGTGATTGCAGTATCAGGCAACTTGGACACATCAGTAGTAGACCTAGGTGCTAACAACTCAGCAGAGTAACCAGATGAAGTAACGAAGGCTACGTTCTTGAAGTCTTTGACCGTGTAGTACCAACGTAAGGTGTTAATGGATTGTGTAAGCATTAGTTTGATTGATTCTGGCATTATAGCCTCCTTATGTTATTTATTGAGATCCAATGAAAGTTAATGGCGTGATGAATCTCGAAATCAACGCAAGGCGGGCCCGACATGATATTTAGCCACGTATCAAAATGCTATAATTTTTGAAGTTTGGTCTGAGTTAAGTATCCTAACCAGGATTTGAAGCTTAAAATGTGATATAAATAAAAAAAATCCCAAGGGATGCAAGGGATTTTGTAGATTTTAACCCCCAACAAAGTGGTGTGGGTGGGCCTTCGTCTATTGTCAAGTTAAGGGTAAAAAGGGCAAAAGTCAAGACATTTCGTATTTTGGTAGATTCTTACATGAAAAAGTATAAGCTTGAGATACTGTATAAGGATGATACGGATAATTGTGAGTTCATAGAGGAATCCGTCAATGATGTTGAAGAGGGAAAGGTCTTGGAGATGAGTGATGAGGCAATGGTCATGACTGGCCTACTGCAACCCCTACTCTTAGATAGTCCTGACGACTATTATTCTGCAATGAGTTTCGCATTGGTGAGTGGTTGTATCGTAGGGAATGCGTAAATACAAGATAAAGAAGATAGACCATTCTGTCTACGAAGACTCGGATGAATACCCAAAAGACCTCGTTATCCAAGAGAATTGGAGGTCTGGACGTGTTGGCGACTGGGTCTTGGCCGATGATGGGTGCGTAATGCAGGTTTTGAGAGAGGGTACAGTCAAACAAGGTAAAAAAGAGACCAGATATATAGGAACGTGTACAGGTACCTTTATATGTAAACCCAATACTATATTTGATAGTACGAAACGTAAGAATATCTATTCGTTTGGTGGTGATAGCGATCATAAAGAATCATTGAACAATAGAAAGAACCCCACATTAAAAGAAGTCATGTTCTCTAAGTTTGTCGCCCATGGGATGAAACCTGTGGATGCCTATATAAAGGCGTTTGATACAATGAATAGAGAATATGCAACCGAACGATCCGCAATGCTAATTAAGCAAGAAAGGATCATTATGGCAGTAAAAGAAGAATTGGATGGAGTATTCACGAAATTAGGCATCAATCTTGAATACCTTATTGGTAAAGCAAAGGATGAACTGGAAATGTCCGACAGGGCATCCGATAGGCTTAAAGCTCTTTCCATGTTATGGGAAGCTGCAGACGTAGTACCAAAACAAACAAAAGTAACGGCCTTAACTGGTGCAGTCTTTCAGGGATTCGATAAGGATAGCCTGGAAAGTGCCCAAAGGCCAGTAAAGTCCTTATCAGCAAGTAAATGACCCCACATTGACCGCCCTACGTTTCTGTAAAAGGAAGCTATGGCAGACAATAAAAAAAAATCGGTTGCTTCGCAACCCACTCTAGGTGACTGGCTTGGTAATAAGTTTGTAGAGCTTATACCATCTAGCCATAAAGACCCTAAGAGAGCAAAAGAACAAGAACGTGGCGCACGTAATGTTTTAGGTCTTGTAGACTTATTTATTCCCCAAACTAAAGAAGATATTGCCATTGACCTTGCCTTAACTACTGCATTAGGCCCATTAGCCAAACCTGCAAAAAGACTTGCAAAACTTTCAAAAAACAAACTTTCTAAAAGAAAAAAATCAGCGTTAACCAGATATCTTCCTGATTGGGATGAAGAGATACAAAAATTGACAGGTAATGCGCCATCGTTTAAAGAACCTCTTTATTCTATGAAAAAAGGTCAAAAATGGTTAAGCGATTGGATGACCGCTAGAAAACATCTTCCTACGTTTGCCGAAGATGAAAGTATTTCAGGGCTAGGTGGATTATTCAATAGTTCTAGAAGCGTAAAAATTGCTGAAAATAAAGTTCCTACTAAAATTATGGATAAAAATCCCTTTAAAGAGGCTGAAGTTGGGGAAGCACTTGCTCATTATAGGCTTGATAATAAAAATGTTGAAATACATCCTATGTTTCAAGATGAATTTTATAATGAAGCATATGCAAAAAGAGCAAACTTATCTCCAAAAGAATATCTTGAATCATTAGGAGTACACGAATACACACACGCATTAACACATGGTGATGCCCTTCTTTCTCCTAGAGTAAAAAATTATATTAATAAAATGAAAGAAAGTGCTTATGGCAAGTTTGGTGGCCCAGATGGAAGAATATATGATTTTTCTAATCAGCAATGGATGGATGCTACCACAAGACGTATTACATACTTGGAACAGCCTACAGAAGCGTATGCTAGAGTAATGCAAATTAGAAAAGAATTAAATCTAAATCCAATGCGAATGGATAACGTATTAGATGAATCAAAATTATTTAAAACAAATGAACCTTACACAGAATTAAGAGAGATATATGGGCATAATGAGATTGAGAACATGGTAAATAATCTACCTGCAATTATGTTGATGGATATGAAATTAGAAGAACCAAAGAATGAAAATAAAACTACCAAGACCTCCAAGAATTCTTATTGATTATTTAGTCGTAAAAGACACTTGGATAATTAACACATTAAAAGGAAATAGCACCTCTACTACAGAATACATTGAAGATGGCAAACATAAATAAACACAACGTATCTGTACAAGAGAAAGCTTTAGAATTAGCCAAAGCAGACCTTATTAGCTTTGGAAAGCTATTTTTGCCAGACGATTTTTTACGAAGCGAGACCCCTCCATTTCATTATGAAGTTGCAGATAAGATCAACGACTTGGAAAACAAACAAGTTGCGATCATTCTTCCAAGGGGTCATGGAAAGACAGTTCTAACCAAGGCAAGTATCATTCATGATTTTTGCTTTGCAAAGAAAGATGACCCTTTGTTTTACGGTTGGGTGTCTGCAACTCAAAAATTATCAGCAGGTAACATGGATTATGTAAAGTATCACATGGAATTCAATGACAAGATACTTTATTACTTTGGAACTCAAAAAGGAAGAAAATGGACAGAAGAAGACATAGAATTACAGAATGGGTCAAAGCTTGTCTCCAAATCAAACGTGTCGGGTATTCGTGGTGGAGCAAAGTTACACAAGCGATACGATCTAATTATACTAGACGATTTCGAGGATGAGAACAATACGCTTACTCCAGAAGCTAGAGCAAAGAACGGAAACCTTATCACTGCGGTTGTTTATCCTGCTTTGGAGCCTCATAGTGGTAGGCTTCGTATCAACGGTACACCTGTTCATTTTGATTCTTTTATTAACAATCTATTAGATAACCACGCCAAGGCAAAGAAGAACAAGGAAGATTTCGCTTGGGATGTGGTGACGTATACGGCCATAGATAAAAAAGGGAACTCCTTATGGCCCTCTTGGTTTCCTAAGACAAAATTAGAGGAAAAGAAAAAGTTTTATCAAGATTCAGGTATGCCACAAAAGTTTTGGCAGGAATACATGATGCAAGTCCAGTCTGAAGAAGATTCTATTTTCAACAGGCGACATATCAGGTACCATGACGGTGTCTTCAAAGTGGACGAGGATACAGGTGTTTCGATGCTATATATTGATGGGGAGTATAGACCTATCAATGTCTTTGGTGGGGTAGACCCTGCAACGGACAGTATGCGTTCAACGTCTGATTATAGTGTAATAATGATTGTTGGTGTGGATGAACACAATTCTGTTTACGTACTCGATTACCTTAGGTTGCGGGGTCTCCCTGTCCTTGGAATTCCAGGGGAGGAAAAATTAGGGATAGTGGATCATATGTTTGATATGAATGCAAAATATAAACCCAATCTTTTCGTTGTTGAGGATACTACTATGTCTAGACCTATTTTTCAGAGTCTTCGTGCAGAGATGAGAAGGCGAAATGATTTTAGTATACACTTCAAAGAGGAAAAACCTGGGACTCGAATGAGCAAACGAGATAGGATTCAATCGGTTCTTGCTCAACGATTTTCCATTGGATCGATGTATCTAAGGAAAAACCATTTCGATTTAGAACACGAAGTATTAACTTTTGGCCCCCGCATGGCGCATGATGACACTATCGATGCGCTCGCTTACGCTTGTAAATACGCCCAACCTTCCACAAATATTAAGGCTTCTGG